CTGGTCGCGTACACGTCCGAGCAAGTCGAGATAAAGAAAGCGCGTCCCGGCCCAGGCCACGAGTGGAGCAACGAGACGTTCGCGTGGCATGACACAAGAACTCCGAACCTGGACGCCTGGGCTGAGACCGTTCGCGACAAACGCAACGGCTTGCTCACGGCGTCAGACTGGACCGACACCATATCCGCCAAGGCGCGCCTGGGCGACGCCCTCTACAACGCCTGGCAGGACTACCGTCAGATCCTGCGCGACGTTCCTCAACAGGCCGGCTTCCCAACCGACGTAGCTTGGCCGGAACCTCCGAGCCCCACCTAAAATCGGCCAGAGGTTTTTCATGCTCGAGCTTCAGGAACCCAATACCAAAGTACTCACCCAACAACTCCCTGACGAGCGGGATGTGGTGATGCTCGCTCGCGATTTTGCCCTGAGCAAATCCGTTGAGGAGGTAGAGGGCACGATGCTGGGCATGCCGCAAGCTGAGGCTCAGGTCGTTCACCGCTTTGGTCCTGGGATCTACATCCGTGAAGTCATCATTCCTGCCGGCATCCTGGCCGTTGGCCACCGTCAGCGCTTTGAGCACATGAACGTGATGCTCAAGGGGCGGGTCACCGTCTTCAACGACAACGGCACGACGACCGAGCTGGTGGCGCCGATGGTGTTTGTCGGCAAACCCGGTCGCAAGATCGGCTACGTCCACGAGGAAATGGTGTGGCAGAACATCTATGCCACGACCGAGACCGACATTGAGAAGCTCGAGGCGACCTACCTCGAGAAGAGCGACACCTGGGCCCAGGACCAGAAAGAACGAGCAGAGGCGTTGGCCTTGCGGTACGAGGCCGATCGCCAGGATTACCTGGCTCTGCTTGCAGAGGTGGGCATACCCCACGAGATTGCCAGGGCGCAATCAGAGAACACCGATGACCAAATCCCGATGCCGCTTGGCAGCTACTCGATGATGGTTGCCGACTCTCCGATCGAGGGCAAAGGCGTGTTCGCCACGGCCAATATCTCGGAAGGAGCGGTCATTGCTCCGGCTCGGATAGACGGCAAGCGCACGCCGGCAGGTCGGTACACGAATCACTCAGTCGCGCCAAACGCGATCATGGTGAAGCGACCGAACGGAGACATCGACCTCGTAGCCACCCGCCAGATTGCTGGCTGTACCGGTGGCCAGCCTGGAGAGGAAATCACAATCGACTATCGGCAAGCCTTGCGGCTGTCTGGAATCGGGAGTTTGGAATGAGTGGAATTGCAACCGCTATCGTTGGGTCGGCAGTCGTCGGCTATATGGCCTCGAGCAATGCGTCGGACGCCGCGTCCAATGCTGCGGCTCAACAAACGCAGGCCGCGAAGGACTCGGCGCAGCTCCAGTACGACCTGGGCAAAGAGCAGCTAGAGTTCCAGAGGGACTACTACAACAACACGCTGAAGCCTTTGCAGCAGCGCGACATGGCGTTGCGCGAGCAGCTCCAGAGCGAGCTCATCCCGTCCATGCGTCAGCAGCGCCAGTTCGCTGACGAGCAGAACCAGTACTACAAAGAGACGTTCAAGCCTGTCGAAGAGCAGATGGTCCGTGACGCCACGGGCTACGACTCACAGGAGAACATCCAGCGCCGCCAGGGCATCGCAGCAGCCAACGTAAACCAGGCTTTCTCGAACGCGTCTGGCCAGTCCACTCGCGCCCTGTCGCGTATGGGTATTAACCCTAATAGCGGCGCCTTCGCCCGAGAGAACGCCAAGCTGTACAACAACGAGGCCCTTGCCTCTGCTGGCGCTCAGACCGGCGCAGCCTTCGACACGATGGACAAGGCGATTGCATTGCGTGCCGGCGCGGCGAACTTCGGTCGCAACATGCCGAACACAGCGGCGAACTATTACGGCCTGGGCAACCAGACCGCAGGCACCTCGTCTGGCGTCTCCAGCGCCGGCGTAAACAACGCGGTCAGCGCAGTGAGCCCGTCCATCTCAGGAGCTCAGGTAGCTGCTGGCGCATTCCGCGGAGCAGGCTCCACGTACAACGACACGTTCGCCAACAACATGCGCATGTACGGAATCCAGCAGCAGGGCGCCTCTGGCTTCTTCAGCGGGCTTGGAAACTTTGCCTCGAGCAAGATGGGTCAGGATGCTTTCGGCAACTTGAGCGGTCGTATTGGCGGCGCCTGGAATGACTTCACCATGAACATGAACGGCGGCTTCGGCACCGGAAACGACTACGGCAACCAGGACCTCGGCGCCTTCTTGGCAGACGGCGGTCACGTCGATGCCAGACGCATGGGCTTGAGTTATGCCAACGGCGGCAAGGTGCATGGCCCCGGCGGTCCGGTGGACGACAAAGTTCCCGCGATGTTGAGCGACGGCGAATACGTCATCCCCGCTGACGTTGTGAAAGCGAAGGGCCTCGAGTTCTTCGACAAGCTCAAAGAAAAGTATCACACCCCGGCAGCGCTGCAACGCCGCGGTATTGGGAGAGCGTAATGGCTGGTATTGCTGCACTTGGAACTGCTGTCGGGTCGTTTACCGAAGGCTACATGAAGGGCGAGAAGCATCGCTCCGAGATGGAGGATTCTGAGCTGC